GGGACCATTTAACATTATTTCTCTTTTAGTAAGTGTATAGTTTTGAATTATACCACTTCCATCTATGTTTGGTACTATTAGTCTGTTTGGTATCCCACCAGTCGTAAATGGTGATGCAAAATCAGAATCCTCCATTAATTCAAAGACTTTACCCGCACCAGTGGCTTGTGAACCCTTTAAAATTTTTGGTGCGTAACTTATATCAAATGTATCACCTTTAACAGGTATATTGGTTACTGTCCAGTCTACTATCGTAATACTCGGTCTTTTACCTGGTACATTTAATCCGAAAGTTCTTGCCAACTCTAAAAGTGAAGATCTTTCCTGTGCGTAACTAATTTGTGTTTCATTAAACATTCTATCAGTATGGAATGATAACATATCACCAACCGCAGCATTTAATTCCAATAACATCATACCTACAGACGCATCATTAAAATCTGAGAATATTTCTGGATAATATTTTTGTATGAACTCTATTAATTGTTGTCTAACATCTGAGAAGTTCCTAGCGTTGTAATCTATTTTTTTAGCCATATTTAAAATGTTAATGTAATTGTATCTGTACTTGTGAAAGTTCCTTCAGTAACTGTATAGGTTAATTCCACAATAATTAATTCTTCGATGGCATCATTTCTAAATGATATATCATTAATCAATAAATTAGGTATAAACCTAATAATAGTTTGATTTAAATTGTCCTTAATTTGTTCATGAGTTATTTCATCATTGGGTTCAAAGATGAACTTTTTAAGGTCACTACCAAATTCTGGTAGATATAACCTTTCTCCCTTATTAGTTAACAATAAATGTAATAAGTCTGCCCTAATAGCGTCCTTATCAGTTTTGTTCATTTTAAAATAGAAACCATTGTCACTATCTCTAAAAGGAAAATCAATATTTATATAATTAGTCTTTGCCATTCTCTATATAAATATTGTACTATAAATTTTTTGAAAAGAAATGGTAAAATATTAAAAATTTTATTTACACTCAACTTTCATATTAAATATTGTTCTATCCAATGGTGAAAATACTAATATGTTAATTGGGAAATCTTTTTGTTCTTTTGTTATAGTAAACGATGAATTTTTCTTCATTATAGGTCCATAAGATTTATATTTACCACCTAATTGTGTATTATAATCCCCCATATTTTCATTTTTAGTAATGTCAATATTTATGTTTTTTATTTCATCAGTTACTTTTTTAGCCTCTGTATCACCTTGTTTAAAAATAGAATCGACTTTAAGTTTACCACCTAATGAACCAATCGCAGCATTAATACTTTCAACTAATCCTTCTTTTTCTTTATAATACATTAGTTCACCAACAAAATTTCTAGGTGTATTTGTTGTAGAACTTAAGTCATCGTCTTTGGTAGTATTAATATAGTGAATCATACTTTTTGGTTGTATATATAACATTTTCTTTCTTTCGTCCGCACTAAGTGCAACTTGTTTGTACTCCGCATTCCAAACATCACCCATAAATCCACTAAAGAATTCTTGATCACCGTACTTCACATAAAATGCATCGGGTACAACTAATGAATCAAAACTTATAGTTATAGTATCACCTTCACCTACAGGAAAACTACTATTAACCGATGCTGCTACGAAGTTGTTTGCCTTAACACCTCTAGCACCTTTAGTTTCTGCATTATAATTACACTTTAAAGGTGGTTTTTTTTCAGGTGTACAATTACAACTACCTAAAACTCTTACAGGTTTATCTGTAGGACAAACACATTCACCTTTATCATTTTTCACTAAATCACCTGTACACTCACATTCTTTTTTATCTACATTATATACTGTACATTCAGGACATTTTGGACAACTACAATCATCTAAAACAGGTATTTTACCTGCCGCATCACAATAACATTTGTCGTTTATTTGGAATGTACCTTCTTTACATTTACAATTACCATCTTGGTCTTTTTCCATACATTTAGGGCAAGGACAACCACAATTTTCATCAGGTGCCTTCTTACCTTCTTTATCACAATAACATTTACCGTCCGCACCTTTAAATAAACCTTCTTTACATTCACATTCACCACCTTCAACTAGTCTCTCCATACATTCAGGACATGGTTCTTTCTTTTTTTCAATACATTCACAATCTTTTTTTTCTTTTCCCGGTGGACATTCACATTGTTTAGTTTCTTCATTAAACGTCATTCCTTCAGGACATTTACATTTTCCGTCTTCGCCTTTTTTCATACAAGGATCGGAACAAGGTTCTTCACCTTTAAGTGTATAACAAACATTTGCGGTAACTGCAACAATTTGTCCAGGATTAAGTTTACCTTGACTAATAAATGTTTTCCATTGTTCATCAACGTTATCTTTAGTATACATTGTTCCACCCTCAATATATTTCGGGGTGGTGGTAGGGTCTACTCTCAAACCAATTGTTTTACCTTCTTTGTCTAATGTAGTTTTTATTGAATTAAATAGATTTTTTGCCCTATTAGACGCTAATTTAGTATTGGTGGATTGACTACCAATATATTTTGTTTTAGATAGTTTTGTACCAGTATATTTTTTAAATTCAAAATCCGTACAAACCCCACCATAACCAGTGTCAGGTGGTATTGTCCATTTTTTACAATAATCATTATCCCAAATAGGTTCTACTATACCAGAATAATAGTTACTAGCAAAACCTTGAAGGGTAATATCCCTAATATACATAGTACCACTATCTAAACCTTTCTTATATTCAGGATTAGATTCAATAATTTGTCTAAATGCGTTTAAGAAATTATTCACTGCCTTAGAACCTGTAGGTACGTCAACAACAAATCTACCAGTCGCCTTTACTATAAAACATTCAGTCTTATCCACAGACTGATTTTGTTCTTTATTCTCTGCAGGTTTATTTTCTACTGCTTTATTATCTGTAGGTTTGTTTTCTACTGGTTTATTCTCTGCAGGTTTATCACCCTCAGGTTCCGCACTAGTACTTACTTCAGTAATTGGTGTGCCTTTCTCATACACCATTAAATTCTTTATCCTATCTAATTCTTCAAATAAATTTCTCATACTTTTAACCAATTTTTTTGGCAGTTAAAAAAATATATACTATATTTGTTATATAAATACTTAACAACTATGAAAAAAATACTTTTTATCCTTTTATTTTTAAATAGTATTTTATGTTTTTCTCAGAAAAACTTTACTATGGATGAGTTTAATAAGATAACCGATAATGGTGAAAAATGGAAGTCTGATATAAAAATTTTTATGTATGGTGATTATACTATAGATGATTCGTTATCAGTTATTAAAAGTATAGAATTATTTAATAAATTAATAGAAACTGTGGATATATCAATAGTTTCCACTATTGAATTGTCTAATAGTGTGATTTATTTTATAACTGACGATGAATTCATTAAATTATTTAAATGGAGTGAGAAAGATATAAAAAATTGTACAGGTATAACATATACATCACATGTTGATGATAGAATTGTTAAGAGTAAAATTCATATTGATATTGTTGAGTGTAGAAAACATCAATGTACACCTATTACAATTAGACATGAGATGTTTCATATGTTGGGTTTTGATCATCAAGATAATGAAAAAAATACCATCCTTAAAAGTCATAGTATTGAATTCACTGAAAAGGATAGGGAAATGATTTCTTTATTATATAAAAAATAAAAGTCGGATTTCTCCGACTTTTTTTATTTTAAGTTTTTAGTTCCTTTTAAATGTTTTGGTTCATATGGACAGTGTTTACAACCACTTCCACAACAACTACCCCTTCGTTTATGATATTCTTCAGTCATTACAATTCTTCCCTGATTATCATAATAGAATTCGTTAGGTTGTAGTTTAGGTCCAAACTCCCTCACATATAATTGTTGTATCCAATCATTAGATGCACCTACATTCATAATTACACTATTTCACATGCTCCCCCTGCACAAGCTGCCTCACCAGAAAGATTAGTATTATCTTGTAACTCAATTACTTTAGTTAAATCAACACTACTCAAAGATTTCATCATCTTTTCATAAGTTTGTTCATCACAATCTTCAAAAGGTGCTTGTTGGTATGTTCCACCGTTATAAGGTAATACGGATAATCCATTATAGAATTTTCTATTTTCCCACATCCATTCACCAGCATATTCCCACTCATCCTCTTTTAAAGATATCGTTGCAGATACGTTGTGACTGTTTTGTCCACCTCTATGACCAGGTTTAATCCATTCTTGAGATACTTTTTTAACTCTTTCTAATAAATCAAAAGATGATTCATATCTTAAAATAGAACCCTCAGGTGATTTTTGTGGAATCGATATTACCGCAGTATCGTGTGGTCTGAATATTTCATCCTCAACTAATTCAGGGTGGTTGTTAGATAAATACGTGTAAATTGCTTCATTTTTACCTACTCTAATTCTTCTAACGTAGTAATCATTATGCCAAGCATGAATACCTGAAGATGTACCTAAAACTAACGATGACGTACCTGAAGGTTTAACCGTTGTAGTTCTAGCAGCGTTATTAATACCAATTAATTTCGCAACTCTCTCATTTTCTTCTTTAACCGCCTTAGCCGCCAATTTCATATCATAACCTAAAACTACTCCAGATCCAATACCTGTCATACCAACGCCAATTAGTGCGTCTTTCTCAGTAGTTCTTTTCCATACATCTCTTAAATAATGGAAGTCTGTATATCCTGCCTGTAATGTACCAATAAATGCCGCCCCTTTAACTCTAGTTTCGAAATCTTCTTGTGATTCAATATCCGAAGCATTAACCTCACATAAATTACAGAATTGGTATGGTCTCAATCCAATCTCACAACAAGGATTAGTTCCCCAATCTTTATCGTTTGATAAGTAGATTCCTGGTTCACCTGCCCCAGATAATTCAATTCTCTTCCACAAATCTAAGAAGAATTCTTTTGTGATTTTGTGTCTAAGTAATACTGCTGAGTTGTTAGCCCTTCCTCTTTGTGGGTTTAATTCCCACCAATTACCAGATTTACATGAAATCATTTCATTGTCATCCGCACTAAATAAACTAATTAGCGCTGCTCTTCTAATACCACCCGCTAATACTGCATCTGCAATATGACAAACAATATCATGAACCTCAATAGGTGATAATTTTTCTCCGTCAGATTTTGCATCTAATACTTTTTTAATATTATGTATACAATCTTTTAATGGTTGTGGTCCAGGTGCTTTTCCACCTGATGTAACTAATAATGCACCCTTTTGTCTAATATCCGAAAAATCAAATATCGGTGTAGATGACTTTATTCCAAAATAAGATTCTACTAACATCTTAATTGCGTCCGCCCATCCTTCTATAGAATCACTAATTAGATATCTTCTATTTCTATTAGGGTTTGGTTTTTTGATGTCGGGTAACGCCTCAACGTGATGTTTTTGTACTGAGAACCCAACACCTGTTCCACCTAAAAGTAAGAACATTGTTTCTGAAAATGCGTCAACATGATCAATAGGTAAATATGCACAGTTATAAACTCTGTTAGGTGATATTTCTATCGGTTTTCCACCAAATTGTAAACTTCTCATTGATGGTAATATTTTTTTATCGTACACCAATTGGTAAACTCCCTCAATCTCATTTTTAATGTTAGGGTATTTTTTTTGATGCATTTCTTTGTTTCTAGTAACTAACTCTTCCCACGTTTCTCGTCTATTTTCTGTAGGTAGATATTTGGCATATTTCATATATACCGTAATGTCAGATAGAATTCTGTTTGATAACTCCATTTTTTATTTTATTTTTTATTATTATTTATTAGGGTGTTTGTTTCCACAATGACTTATATTATAAACCATTTTTTTTATTAATTTATAAATCAGTTATTATTCATTGGAGTACTTCTTTTCTTTTGTATTGTACTAGCAATAAAATCGGAATCTTTCTTTTTCAAACCTTTTCCATGTTCTAAAAGTGTGACATCATTACTTTCACTAGTGTCAATAACTAAAGTACCATTATCAAAAACTATATCATCGAAAACAACACCATCCTTACCAAATCTAGATTTAAGAATTGCCAATGTAGCCCTTCCTTCTTCTTTTTGATCTAATGTTTTTGCTACCGATAAAATAAAGTGACCTATCTGTCCCTTTTTAATAGAACCACCCATCATATTAGCCTCCACTAAATCTGCTCCAATAGAACTACGATTTCCTTGTACCGCAGTCCATCCAGCGATATCTAGTTCAGATAACATAGTTTCAAATTGTCTCATCACATTTCCTTCACCACTGTATTCGTCTTTAAAAACTTTAGTTGGTTGTACGCAGTCAATGTAATCTAAAAAAACAATATCAGGTTTAATACCAGAAGAAATTAATTTTCTAAGATATTGTTTGATGTGGGTAATTGTTGTACCATCACTAGACATCTTTTTCAAAATTAAATTATTCTCTAAGTTTTGGAATCTTGGTAGAGCTTCTTTTACTTCTTCACTTCTATCACCTAATTCACTTAATCCGATACCAGTGAAACAAGTAAAGTGTTTTCTTTGGATAACCTTAACATTGTCTTCGAAAAATATCTGAACAACGTTTTTACCCATCAAATACGCAGTGTTTGCCATTCTAGTCATAATAGTTGTTTTACCAACACCAAATGCGGCTAAAATAACACCCAATTCACCCTTAGATAATCCTCCACCCATAAGGTTATCGATTCCCGTCAAACCTGTTGCGATAGGGCTTCTAAAATCTTCCGATAGCACATCTTCGATAGCGTGAAATATATCAACACCTTCATCCTTCTCTGTACCAACTGATATAGCCTGTTTTACTAATTCTTCACATTCTTCATATCTATCAAAATCTCCATTATCTAATATCTTTTGGATTTTCTGAGTAGCCTTCTTAAGTTCTTGTTGTTTGCAGAACTTAATGGCAACATCTTGTATGTGTAAACAGTCTTTATTATCAGATTCTTTTACCTCTTTAATTAATTCTACTGCCGATTCTCTTGCTATTTCTCTACGGACTTGCGTTTTAATTAAATTAAAGATAGTTTCATAAGAAGGTATTGTTTCATACTTTTCATAGTAATCTTTCAAACTAGCCACAATTAGTCTCATATACTCATTATCAAAATAGTTGGGGTCAACTATTGAAATGATGGTTTCTGAAAATTTATGATCTTCCACTAATTGTTTTACTAACTTTACTTGAAAACTATAGCCTAAATAGCCTAAGTTAATACTCTCATTTTTCGCCATTCTTATATCTGATTTTAGTTATTAATAAATATGCCATCTAGGTTATAACCGCAGTAATTTTTTGTATAATTTTCCATACTTAACCCTTGTTGCAAATAATCGATGATTTTAGGGATAATTTTTCTTATATCCACATCGTATCTAACATTTGGCGGGTAATCGTTACCACTAAATATTTTTTCACATATAACTCTATCCTTAACCTTTAACTGAAAAGTGAAGAAGTCTTCGTTGTCATATATGTCAACCTTTTCTGTTTCTTCTGCCGTAGTAAAAAAATTGGAATACTTTTCCATATAATCATATGTATTATTTTTAAAATGTTCTCTAATAACTTCTACTGCACTATCTACTACCTCTTTTACTTCATATGATAAAAGGGAGTCTCTATTGAAATTTTTAATATTAAAATTTCTTCCTACAATTGGGTTTCCGTTAATCATAAATAAGAATTCATACGGATAACTTTGATAATTTTGTTGATTTTTTTTCATTTCTTTAAACATTAATTTGACTAAAATAACTCTTTTCTTTTTTTATTATTGATAAGAATGGTTGTAAAAAATTTATATAACCATCACTACCACCTGGAATCGCCATCATCAAACCATCTTCTATCATCATTTTAATAACATTCTTTACCTCCCTACCTTCAGGATCTATGGTGGTATTAAATATATAATCTAATTCAGTTTTAGTTGATTCTATTAATAACGGTTTTCTTAGGTTTATAATTTTTTCATTGACTTCAAAAATCATATCCTTTTGTGAACCTTTGGTAACTTTATTAAGGATGTTATCTAGTGATTTCAATCTATTCTTTCTTTCATTTTGTATAGTTACAATTTTACTAAAAATATATTCTAAAGTCAAAGTTTTTTCTCTTATTTCGGGAAAAAAATTAACTAAAGTTTTTTCACTGATACCTTGTATACCTTTTATATTGTCACTAGTATCACCAGTAATGATTTTTATTAATTTAAGATTGGATGGGTGGTGGTTAAAGTATGTTAAATAATTATCCTGTGTAATTATTTTCTTTAGATTTAAAACATATACACCAACTCTATCACTTATTAATTGACATAGATCTCTATCATTACTCATTATCACTACTTTCTCATCATCTGACATATTTTGAACGTAGTAACCAATACAATCATCGGCTTCTATTATTTCATCCTTATACTGTCTTATGAAAAGTTCTTCACAATAAGAAATAACTCTTTCTTTTTGAAGATATAATTCTAAATCTGAAGGAGGTTGTTCATCATAAAAATTTTTACCTCTATTAGATTTATATTCTTTGTAGATATCATATCTTAATCTACCACTGAATGGTCCGTCCCAAAAAACATAGACTCTATCGAATTTATATTCATTTAACATTTTTCTAACCATAGTTAGAAATTGAAAAATACCGCCTATGTGGGTGTCTTTATAGTAAAGATCTTTAGCCCCATGATAGGCGGTTTTAATCAACGAGTCACCATCAACAACAAGTGTTTTTTTAAATTTTTTCTTTTTTTCAGGGAATTTCACACATTCTTTATTGAAGGTTCAACAATCAATCGTCAGAGTAATCTACAGGAGACTCAATTACGTTGTCTTCAACTACATCAAAAGATGTGTCATCAAATACACCATCAAATACCTCAGCCCAATAATCTTTGTTATCAGATTTGTATTTGTCAATGTCTTTTTTATCATCTTCAATGAAACCGTGTGTGGTTGCAAGTATTTTGTTATCTGCGTAACCTAAACCATTCATATGGTTCTTATGGATACCCACTTTAGTTCTAATTGCAAAATTAACTTTTCTACCCTTATTAGTTGCAGAAAGTTTAGATACTCCAGAACTCTTTTGATTTCCAAACAAAAATACTAATGCACATGATAGGTAAATAGAATTACCCCCTTTAGGTGCAATTGTTGGTTGTCCAAATGGATTATCAGGTAATGCTACCCAAGGTTGGTTTACAAATACCATTGTGTTGGTATGTGGATAACTCTCTTTTCTAGAGGATGTTATTCTTTGTGCCAATCCCATCCCCCATTTTTCAGATATTACTCTCGCAGTGTGTTGGTTTCCTCCTTTTCCATCAAAACTCATTTGACAAGGTATTGTACCAATAGAATCCCATAAAAATACTATATCATATGGTATTTCACCGTTCTTTTGGGCATCCAATACTTCGGTAACATAATCAAATGCTTGTTCTATATAATCAAAACCTAGTTTATATAGTAAGAATCCGTCCCAATACGCAGAAACTTCTCCTGTTGATTCATCAACTTCTTCAATATATTCAGTTTCTAAACCCATTTGTTTGGCGTGTTCGAAACTAAATTTTTGTTCTGTAATAATGAAAACAGGTAAGATATTTTTCTTTTGTGCGTCTACCGCAGTTTGTAAAAGTGCAGTTGTTTTTCCAGTGTCAGAATGACCTAGAAGCATATTAATCTGACCCATAGCGGGTCCTGGTAATCCAGTCGCCTTTTGAAAGGCTTCCCCTAGATCGAAGTACCTTTGTTCTTTGTACTTCTCACTAGAGGAAAACTTCTTTCTTATAGACGAAAAATCAGATGCTTTTTTCTTAAGTGGTTGTTTCGCCATAATATATATTAAAACGGTAATTCATCATCATCACCATCTAAAGACGTTGATTCAACATCAAAAGAATCTGTTTCATCATCACTGAAGTCCTGTTCAAAGGATTTTGTTGTTTCAGTTCTCATAAAATTAATTTCTTCTGTTAAAGACGCAGTTTCTTTTTCTTCTTTGTCTTCTTCAGCAACAAACTTCTTCTGTTCTGAATCCCAAATAGGTGTTTTGTTAGTTGCGACAATATCTAAGTATTCTTGTGTCTTTTTAGAATAAACATCTCTATGTGTTTCATCATTATTAAACCAATCATTAGCCTTTTCTTTGTCTTTAGTTAGGATAGATGAATCATCTGCCATAATAGAATTAACAACACTAAAATTTTTGTCGTTTCTACCTGTAGTGATGATAATATCTCTACCTTCTCTAGGATCAGTAATATCACCTTTTACTTTAAATAAAGGAATGATTTTATCCATAATACCGTCACCAGTATATTTGTGTTTAAATCTCCAAAATTTAACTCCGTGATCTTCATTCTCTCTGTCGATACCTTTAACTACATAGAATTTTCTAGGTATGAAGTCTTTCGCTAATTTCTTAGCCTTTTCTGAACCATCTTCATATAAGGCATCTTTAGCCTCACATAGTGGACAGTGTTCACCATCGTTTAAATGGTTACAATAAATTTTATCCCAATTACCATTAACTAATTTTTCGTGATAGTAAACCTCCGTGAATGGAGAACTACCGTCTTTCTTAGGTAAGATTCGGAATGTTTTTGTGTGGGATTTGACCCCTTTAGGTAGTTTCTCACTGAAGTACTTTTTCAGTCGGTCTTCGTTAGAGAGTTTTTTACCACTTTTCGCTGGCTCAGTGTTTTTTTCGTACTGAGACAGAATTGCATCTAAAGTATTACTCATTGTATAAAAATTTTAAATTATATACAATTATACTAACGAAATATCAAAAAGTCAATAAAAAACGGGGTTTTTAGTCATTTTCTTCTGTTTTACTAAATGAAAAAGATTTTCTTATGTCCTTTTCATTATAGTTGTCAACATCGCTTTGTTTAAGAACAAATTCTTCTTCTTCCTCTGTTGGTTCGTATCCTTCTTTATCTTTCCAAAAATCAGTTAACTTAATACTATAAGGGAACGAATCCATAGATCTCATTTCTAATCTTTCGACAGGTGTTGGATTTCTTTTCTCAATTTCCCTTTCCAAATCATCAATTTTATTGATTACATTGTCCATACCAGAAACTTGATTTTCTAAATCAGATAATTTAGTCAACAGTTCATCCATTTTAGTACTCATACCTTCTACAGAAGATTTAGTTTCTTCGGTTTTATCAACAATATCTGTCACATCTATTTCAACAGAACTATCATCAGTTCCAGTACTAGTCTCAGGAGTCTCAGCAGCAGGTTCATCCGCATCTACATCTTCTACTTCCGCATCATCCGCCAATGGATCAGTTTCAGTTTTCTCCGCACCAGTCTCAGGTGCAGTTTCCGCTCCTGCTTCAGGGGCAGTTTCATCTCCACCTACTGACATAAATGGGTCGTCTCCAGCATCACCTGCAGGATCTTGTTCAGTAATGTATTTATCATCTGTAAGTAGATTACCATTTTCATCTTTTTCATTTTCAGGTACATAAAATGTGTACTCTAATAATTGTCTGTATCTTTTTAATTCCTCGGAAAGTACTTTTTTGTTCATATTACATTAATAGTTGTCTGCCGTCATTAGTTTTATATATCTTATTCACTCTTTCCACTATTTCTTTTCCATCGTTAATAAGACATTCTTCACCAACACACTCTTCATTTTTGGTGGTATTATCGTTTAAAAAATCATTAAGTGATTTTTCTAAATTTTCGTTTTTTTTAGTATCTCTATTTGTTTCCATAATACTTTTATTATATAAATATTATGATATTAAGAAAAATGTTTATTTATGTCGATAATTTTTAATTCATCGTTTTTTACGATTATCATTTTATTTTGATATTCGTCCCAATTTATTTTTACATTTTTATAGTCTATGTTACCAACTTCGTGTTCACTGATTTTTTCTATTAATTTATTTAATGCATTAATAGTATAAAAACACTCACCTTTTTTATGAACAATTATTGTTGATGGGAAGAATGAAGAGGTTTCTACTTTTTGACCTTCTTCAACTTTAACTAAAAAAGTTAAAATTTTTTTATTAACTTCTTCAAAATTATATTGAAATATGTTTTTTTCTTTTATTCCAAATCTTTTATATAAATAATTCTTAAAACTTTCTATTTTATCTTGATATACAAAAGATGCTAATGTTATATTTTTACCGCTCGATTCCATTTCCATTTCCATAAATGTAAGGGACAAATCTGTTTTTATTTTTTAATTTATATATTAAATCCCTACATTTATTAAATATCGTATAATCTATCAAAGTATTACCATTTAATCTTTTTATCCTTTCGACAATTTTTTCTTTTTTACCTTGAAAATAATTTAAAACATTTAAATCTACCCCAAATATTATATTTTCACTATATATGTATACCATATCGTTTTCAGAAAAATAAACAATTGGTGATTTAAGTGATAATATTTTTTTTATTATCCTGTAATTTATTTTTCTACTATTATAAAGGATATCTAAATAGACATATGGTATATTACTACCGAAAGATTCAAAACAATATTCTTTAAATTGTTCAATATCACTTTCATATTCAGATTTTCTTTCTGTTTTATCAAAAGTCCAAAATAACTTATTACTTACTTTTTTATGTATTATGGAAATACCTTCTCCTAATAGTTCTTTAGATAATTTCCTACCAATTATCAATGTAGGTAACTCTTCATTAATACATTCTAAACTTTCACAAATTTTAAAATTTTCAATTTCAATTTTTGTCTTCGAAACAATATTCCCTATATTCATATTACAAATATAGTGATTTTTTTTTAAAAAGTTAAGTTTTATGCAGGTTTAAAGTAATCTATCAGTGGTTGTTTGTCTTTTCCAATGAATATTGTAAGGACATTTTGTAACGTTTCTATTGATTTATCTACTGTTGGTGGTGACCATTGGTGTGCAGTATCAATACACTTTTTATATGTCGCTAAAGTACCATTATTTTTTTGGGATGTGTAGAAAAATGGTGAATTTACATCTTTACCCTTATAAAATTTCCATTGTGCAATTGATGCCTGTATTGCTCCCTCGACTGTATTACTTAATTCATAAGGTGACTGTATTGCAACTTCACCACCTTTATTAAAATCTTCGTAAATTTGGTAATATTGTTTCCTACCAACAATATATAAGAACCCTCTAGGTCTAAATCTATAAGCATCTCCATCGAAAATATTGAAGTATTTAGTTGTGGTTATCTGATTTTTGTCTTCCTCATTTAAATTATCTATTATTTTATTTAAAGATGCTATTTTATTTGCGTTTGCGGGATCATTTGGATTCAATCCGTCTCTTTCTTTTATCTTGTCTTTTAGTTTAGATTCTATATTGTCATTTAACTGAAATTCATTTAATTTCTCATTACCAGCAATTTGGTATGCCTTAGCAATATCTAACCCACTTACTGATGTAGGTGTAGATGATAAGGCACCATCTCCAGGTTTATAAATATAATATCTTGTTTGTCCTGACGCAGGATCAGTATTAGGGAATTTAACAACGTGTTCTTCTTTATTAGGGTCATCCCAAGGCATTTCTTTATTAACAAAATTTTCTGAATTTGCCAACATAGCAGATAACAACATAGTAACCTGTGTATTCGTTAAAATTTGATTCTTTTTAAATTCGTCAGTTAAAGTATTAAGAACTTTTGTTAAATCTGCATCGGTATATGTTGTCACACCTAAATTTCTAAAATTACTTAATCCTGTAACACCACCAAAATTACCTTCAAAGTCAAATAAATCATCAGGAGTAATACCCTCTCTAACACCAAAACCTGATACTGTTTGTAAATTAGTAAATTCTATTTTAGGGACATCACTAATCTCATTTAAATCTATATCTAAATCTGCAGTAATTTCTGTGTTTGGAGGGGCAATAAATTTAGATTGCCTTAAACCTTCAAAATTAGTAGTCATATGGTTTGGTGATATGTTATGACTTACACTAGTTATTAGATACGCCCCATTAAAAAATGGTACGTTTTGTAAATCAAAATACATTAATGGTTGTATATTCATACAACCTAAAGATTCTACTTTACACGAATATGATCTAGTTTTAAATAATCTAAGTAAATCTGTACCAACATATGTTTTTTGAGTCCCTCCTCTTTTATCAACTAAATCAGATAAAGCCTTAAAGTATTCACCCGTTTCCCTATGTTCTTGTTGACTTAGTGATACGTTTTTAAATATTGTTTGATTTTGTGCACCAAATGCCACCCTAAATGCGACTAACGAATTTTCACCATTGTTTAAAATATCTGGAGGTGCATCATTTTTACTGTTAGGGTCATTCGGGTTTGAAAAACTATATCCATCGTTTGAGAAGAAGTTATTATTTCTTTCTTTAATATCTAATGCCTGTGACGCACCACCTATATATATACAACAAAATATTGGTCCTTGAGATTCACTACCTTCTAAAGTTGTTTGTGGTTTAAATATTTTTGCAACTTCTACTCTACTTTTATAATTGATATAAGTTGGTAATATCTGAAAAAGGAAATTACTATCTCTTAATAATTTAGACATAAAGAAATAAACACTAGTGTCTAAATTACTACCCAAAGTTAGAAAACTTTTTAAGTTAAATGTGGCTTTATCACCAATGTCATTCCATCCTCTATCTATGAATCTAAAATAATCAATTAATGGTGTTTCACTATTTCCACCACAAATATTAAAACCTTTTCTATCAGAACCAACCCACTTACTATTTATATTTTTAAAGTAATTATATAATTGTAATTTTAATTTAACAGTACTTTTATTTTCACTTTGTTTAACCTCTTCACTATTACTACTATTACCATTTTTGTTGGTCTCTTCTTGTTTTTTAAATGAATCTTTAAAACTTTTTATATATTCCGCGATACTATTGTTTGAAATTTTAAGTGCTGATGGTTCTAATTTATCATAAAATATTCTTGGATTTAAAACAATCATGTTAGTTGTTTGTTTAAGTGCACTTAAAATAAACTCTTTTGATGAATTAACATCATTAGTATTACCACTAATAGAATTTAATGGAGATACCAAAGTATTTACATTTTTTTCAAAAGTACCATTAAAAGTATTATTAAAATTTTGATTGTCTACCCAATTTTTAAATAAATTTATTAATGTTGTTTTAGTAGATATCGGTAATTTTTTTAAATTTTCTTCAATAGATTTTTTCTTATTATTATACCCTACTTTTGAAAAGTACTCTTCTTTTGGTGTTGCAAATTGTGAGTAATCTTTGTTGTTGAATACTCCAAAATTTATAGGATCAATAGATGATTCATACCTCCATAACAAGCCACCTATAAAATATATATACATTTTAGGTATGTTTATTATTCTAGCACCATTAAAGTTATCACCAGGAAATATAGAATTTAGAAATCCTTCTTTAAAATCTCTGAAAGGAAAGGTTGACAATAAAAGTAAAGCCCTCGCATAATTACTACTTTGATTCTTATAAAGATCACTATCTGTCATTAAATCATCATAGTCTACACTATTAGTAGTCTCTAAATTAGTTATATTAATATATTTACTATTATATGTACCACCATAAGGGTTATAGTCCTCTAAATTTGTTTTATTTAAATCACCTAAAATATCACCACTAGTTTTAAGTAAGTTTTTACATACATCTAAATCCCAAACATTAAAGGAATTATATGTTGTTAAATTATTAGATTTACTATAGAAATTTTTATAAAAACTAGGACCCTTGACTATACTATTTATACCATTTGCCGACTTCTCATCTATTAAATTTCCGTAAAGGGAATCTTCTCGTATCTCTTTAAACAAATTTTTAGAATTGTTTATTATATCATTAACATCAAAAAGTATGTATTCTGCCTCTGGACTAAACGCACCACTTATTTTAAAACCATCAATTTTAGGTAGTGAATTTTGTTCATTTAGAACAACTAAATTATTACTGTCGATAGTTACATTATTTTTCCAATAATTTGTATTTTCATAAACAGTACTATCTCTATTCATTTCATCTAATAGATTTATTATTATTTCCCTCACAGTTTTTGAATATATTGTTCTGTTTGCTGCAATAGCCTCTAATTTTGAATAGTCCGATATAGAGTCTAATCCAGTACCTTTTCCAAATAAAGAATAGTTATCTAATAAAACTGATCTAGTAACAAATTTTTCAACAAGTTCTTCTTTTATACTATTAATATCATTTAATAAATTAATTTTTAACCAAGGATTTGTTTTATAGTCGATTGGGTTTATTGGAAACCAATTATCAGTATCTAAACCATTTTTTAATGTAGATGCTTTAGTTACCTCTTCTAATGTTTTCCTCTTTGATACTAATATCTCAAAGACTTCCTCAGTAAATTTCCATTCAGGGAAATCATTAGGGTTAATCCCACTTACATCTCCAATATATATTTCTTCAGAACTACCGTCATTATTTTTTTGATAGACTGACGGCCATGCAGCACTATTAATACCTGTAGGTATATCAGTATCATACCTACTTAAAAGTGAACCTCTACTACTAGCCTTACTTTTTTGTTCTGACTCAGAACTGATATCGTAAATAGTTTCAATCATCGCCTGAGTATTATTCGCAATAATCTCAAAACAATTATCAATTGTTGGTTTAAAACCAAATTTATCTTTAAAGTTTTTTAATAGTTGTTCATTAATTTCAGATTGTACAACCTCTCTTTGTACTTTAATAATTTCTTCAAGTTCAATTATAGAGTATTCTACTAATTCTCTTTGTTTTCTAAAATCAGCAACTAACACTTGACTATTTTTTGTCATTGTTTGGGAATAAAAAACACCATCAGTAACTAATTTTTTAAATAAATCCATATTAAAAGAATTATTTTTACCTGATGTATCACCGTCATAACTATTACGAAGATTTAAATTATTTGTTCCACCACTAAAATAAAATAAATCTAAAATATCTTCATATTTTTTTGCAGAAATTTTACCGTCAGTGTTTTTTGTTGGAGGTACTATATAGTCTTCCCAAGCATTCTCATTTAAAATGTTTGGGAACGAATTAATTAATTCTTGATCCTTTGCATTTGCTTTATTTTCATTTCCTGAAATTTTTTCTGTTTTCTTTTGGTTTTTTTCTTTTGCTTCCGTTACAGTATTTGTTGGTTTATATTCAGTTCTTTTGTCTGATGACAAATATTTTTGATATTTTTCTATAATATCACTTAGTGTTGTTATATATGATTTAAATGCCCCCCTATTAACTGAATTAAATACTATGTAATCTCTTATTGAAAAATAATTATTTTTAACTTTAAGTTCATCGTCTTTTATTGTTGTCGTCTCAATAACATTTTTATTATTCTCTAACTGGATGAATGGTTTACTATCCGTAACATTATTTTCTACGCTACCTTCATTGTTATTATTAGGTTCTTTAGTTAAACTTTTACCAATAAACGTTTGAATTGTTTTTAATATGTTTAACTTACCATTCAAATCTTTAAGAAATTGAAAACTATTAGAATCTGTTTTAATAACCTCAGTTTCTACTTGTAGTTTACCAATTTTAGTCATAAAATCATCGATTTTTCTAATATTTAAACCATCTTGTGTAATTACACCGTTACCTGCGTCACCTGTCCTTCTCTGAATTCTTTCATCAAAAATTCTATTTAAATTTGCAAAACCTTGTTCAGTATTTACAACACCAATAATATTACCCATAACCATATCGTTAAGGAATGCTTGTTGAAATCCTAAGAAATTCGCTGAAATATCAAAATTACCTGTTGATCCATCAAAATTAGATGTCCAATTTACCATATGAAGACAATAATCCACCTTTTGCCCAAAATAACCTTTTACTGAAAGTCTAAATACAGGATACGGCATTTTAAAAAATATACTATAGGGTGACAATCTATCATTATCTTCTATTACATCGAATAAGGCACCACCTCTAACATCAGTAAAAGTTATATCAACTACTGGTACTAAACTAGCGTTGTATTTTATGTCAATAGATTTAATACCAAACCCTTCTAATATACCCGCACTTCTAGTTTCTGAATTATTTAAACCACCAATCTGAGTCCATTCAGTGGTAGCATAAGTTTTTTGTGAAGATGGATCTATTTTACCATCTCCGTTGTAACTTATTTTTGTTGAAATAAAATTAACTTCATCAGCTACACCACTATTAAATATAATTGGGTCACCTGCCAATGTGTTACCTCCATATGTAGTCCTACTTCTAGGATATGCGGAAAATTTGACATAAATAAATAAATCTTCAGGCGGTACTATGTCCATACCAGGTGGGTTGGGATCTACAACAAAAACACTCCCTTTGTTTTTATCATTATCTTTATTAGAACCTATTTCTTGTACATTATTTACATCCATAGTTTATGATTTTTGGACATATAATGACTTATATTTATTAACTTGATCAATATATTGTTGTAAACTATCCCTCAAAGGAAAAGGTATTCTTATTATTTCTTTATCAGGAATATTTTCTTCTACACCGCCAAATTGTGGATTTGCTAATAAAATTAACCAACCGTGATAAGGGTTGTCATAAAATTTTTGACTTAATTTATCTAAACGTGTAGTTATAGTATCGTAAACAACTGATTTATCACTACTTTTAGTAGGTAATATGATATAAGGTAATGGTAAATATTTACCATCAAACTTAAAACTCTGATATCTATCATAATATTCTTTTCCCATAATATTAGTTTATCCCTTTTGCGGTAACAGTAAAGTCTTTCTGAACTTTTGTTTTACCTTTATTTTTTGTGAAGTACGCAACCACTTTAATTTTATCAGATTTTGTCTTCAAATATAATTCTTTATCTTGTTGCGCAAATTTTAAATTATTTTCTGCAGATTTTAGTGCTTTTTGAGTTGTTGGATTTTTATCATTTTCAAAAATTGCCTTTGCAGTTGCCAGTTCATTTTCTCTATTGGTAATGATGTTATCCTTTGTTTTAATTTCATCAACGTTTGCTAAACCCGTTATTTCTGATAATAGAAGTTTTAAATTATCATCCGCTGGACCAACTTCAATATCCTCTGATCCAGCTCC